CCAGGCAGAACCACTACCTGAAGCATAACATCTCAGTTGGTTGCCAACAAACTGTATGAGTATAGGCTTATATCCCCTGTCAAAATTAAGAGCTACATGCCTGTATATAGTGTTAGTTCTCATGAACGACGTATTCATCCAGAATTCAATCGTAAAATCTTCGGACCCAAAGTCAAAAGCGTTGCCAGTATTTTCCACTGACATATATTGCCAACCGCTGCTGCCTGTGTTATAGGAAATACCGTTCCACTTTGATTCAGTTGTGTCCAGAACAAACGTACCACCTATGGTTTTTGGGTTAACACTTCTATCTTCAAATGCCCTACCATCTAGCAATACCGACACCGCGCCGTAATACGGGTCAGCGGGTTGGGATGTGTTGGTTAGTTTGTAGGTCATGGTATAGCAGCTCCAATGTCGTTTACATACGTTTCCGTCAAAGTACGGAATACAGCAGCTTGTGTGCTATCAAGGCCAGATGTATAGATTCCGCCAACCTGTAGTCGATCCGTGGAAAAAGCGCCAGGAGCTCCCGCTTGCAGATTCATAGCAAACCAGCCAAGCGATTGAGCCTGAAATGAACCGGCTACAAAATTAATGTTTGTCACTGGCGTGTTGTTGTCTACATAGAGACTTGCGGCATTGTTGGCTGTTCTTGAACCAATTAAGCAAGATACAGCAGCAGTTGACGTTGATATTGGATACTGGCCATTCCCCCAGGTGCCAGACCTAAACGCTCTGCCGCTGGGGGTAATAGTATCCGCCCAACTGTCTAGAGTCAGAAGTGATGAGCTGCTAAAAGTGATATTATTATATCGACCGATCAATGACTGATCGCCTGAATTGACCACTATAGATCCTCGCCACGCTAATGTATGACTAAATTGCGGTAAAGAATTTTGCAAGATATTAGAATTAAGCCATTTGGATGTATTAGAAGGATCTCCTAAGCCAGTTTTTCTATTGTAATCACCAGTCAAAAATCCATTATTTGTAGGTGATGTACCTTTCAAAGGAATCAATGCACCAGTCAACGTGCGAGGTCCGCATGGCATAAGTAATTGTGTCGCTGATGTCCAAATTCCATTTGCCTTACACCCAACCACAAAATCATTGACAGCTTGAGCAACACCAATTTCAAGCGTTTGCCCGTCTGCAGCTTCTACCGCTTGAAGATAAGTAGTTGCATCAGGATCAGACACTACTGTACTGTATTGCTTTTGTAGCGTCACCTTCCCCGGAATAGAAATCGGACTCATGGTATTGCAGCTCCTATATCTGTCATAAGGGTTGAAACGCGGTTGTCAAGTAGGGCGAGGTCTAGGTTTTCGCCGATGGAGTAGAAGGAGAGGCGGGCGTCTGAATAATCGGCGCCAGTGTTCCTAGCAAATACATGCAGATTGCCATTAAGAGGAGTTGTTGATGTATCTGTTATTGTTCTACTAGACCCGCCGTATCGACCTGTTGCTTGACTGGCTAATTGTCTTGTAACACCCCAAAACCCTGGGGTTGTAGCCGAATCGTTTCTGCCAGTGCCGGGATTGCTTGTGTAATTTGCGCGATAGTAGCGAGTACTTGATGTAGTAAGCAAGCCAGACGCTCCGGCTGTGCTAGAACCTGCAGCAAGTGTTGCCCTTGTAGTGCCATCCCTTACTGCGTGGGTGCTCATATAGACAGCAAGGTGTTTACTATTCTGTGGATCAGCATTGTTGTTTCGATTGCTGTCTAAGTACTTCGTGCTTCCATCCCCAACTAACCCCGTCTCCCTGTTGTAATCACCAGATACGAAGTTATTGTTAGTAGGAGCTGGACCTTTCAACGGATACAACGCTCCATCCAACCCATCCCATGCTGCCATGATGCAACACGCTTTGATGGCATCCCACGTTCCATCGGTCTTACAGCCTTTAACAAAGCTGTTAATCGCATTAGCAAGATCTACTGATTGCGTCATGACAAAGTACCTCCTGCACGATAAACAGCACCGATATAACTTGCGGCATCAAGATCCATTGTGGACAAATCAGGCAGTCCACTAGCCAGTGAGTAGCTGATCAGGTTCATCAACCGTGTTGTGCGGTTGTCTAGCTTTTCAAGGTCGATGGATTCTCCGATGGAGTAGAAGGAGAGGCGGTGAGTTCCATTAGGACTGCTTCCATGATATAACGTCAGGTTTTGACTACTTGGCGCCTGGGACCCTCGAGACACCGTAGAAGTTACGCCTGCGTTTCTAACTGAAAAACTGCTTGAAGTGTTTCTTGAATGTGCGAAAAATCCAGCGACGGGCGTCACACTATAAATATTGTTGTTTCGGTTTCTGCAACCAGCCAGTTGTAAAACATTTGAACCAGTCACATTGGCGGTTCCTTGCACGGCCAAAATAACACCTGCGTTTATTTCAGAAGTCCACGCGGCGTTATGATTGCTATCTCGCGGATCATCATCGTTATTCCTATTGCTATCTAAATACTTTGTGCTTCCATCTCCCTTCAAACCCGTCTCACGGTTATAGTCACCAGAGACGAAGTTGTAGTTAGTAGGCGCTGTCCCCTTGAGCGGAACCAAAGCTCCACTCAAAGTTCTAGCACCAGCAAGGATACAGGACGCCTTAATAGCGTCCCAAATCCCGTCATCTTTACAGCCAACCACAAAGTCGTTAATCGCCAAAGCGACATCACCTTCGATGGCTTGACCGTCAGCGGTTTCGACTGCAGCGATATACGTCTGGGCGTCAGGATCAGTGATCCCGTTGTAACCAGACGCCCAAACTAAAGTCATACAACCTCCTCGTCAGCCGGAGTAGGCGATCCCCAAGAACCATTACCTTCTTCGTCCACGCTGTATTCGTAGACAATGCTGGTTACAGGGTCGGTCCATTGGTCACCGTCTGCCCAAGCAACGTCGTTGGTTTCTTGGGTAACTTCACCGGTATCCGGGTCAGTAACTTCAGTAGTAACAGTAGTGGTCTCGGGGTAAACCACAACATAAGGTAGTGCGTCAGCACCGGTGTAGTTAGGATTACCACGACCATCAGCAAGGAACCGTGGTTGAACGGTCACCACACCAGGATGGTAGTTACCAACTTGATAAATATCAGCACGTTGCCGTACAGACTCAATAACAGAAGCTTCAAAGTATTCAGCAGCACTGCTAGCAGACGTACCACCACCAGTGCTTACTGCCAAGTATTCTGCTTCAATAGCAGGAATAAGCTCGTCGGGAATGTTAATAGTAAAAGTAGCCATGATTAGGTAGTAGTAGATTTGATGACAGCAAAGGCAATAACGATAGCTTCGGAAAGGCTACCAGCAGTAATGTTACGAACATTGATACTGGCGGAACCAGCAGCAGACTGAGCGTTAAGCAAATAAGAACCTGCCGTACCACCAGAGATGTGGTTCATAACAAGGATGTCACCAGCAGCAATTGAAGAGTTAGTCAAAGTAAACGACACAGTAGTATCAGCTGCAAGAGCTGCTGCATTCATTGTAATTTGACCAGTTGGTTTGTTAAGCGTTACACCAGTAGCTTTGTTAGTAGCTTGGGTAACTGCTCCACCATCAGTACCATAACCAAACGTTTTGGTCGTAGCGTCTACAGCAAGTGCAGAACCACCAGAAACACCAGCGTTATTGAACTGGACAGCACCGTTAACACCGCTAACCAATGAGACAACACCGGTTTGGTCGGGGAAGCTAATAAAGCGATCAGCCGTTGCAGTGATGCTTTGAATCGTAGTGGTATAAGTACCGCCGTCATCAAGGCTGATATCACCAGGAACATCAAGTTCAGTGTTAGCAGAATCCCACTTAAAGTCGGTTACATCGCCAAGAGCGCCAGCACCATCGTTGATTTGGATAGAGCCAGATACACCAGCAGGAGTAGCACCACCACCAATAGCACCCCAAGCACTGCCGTCATAGCCTTCAAAGCTACTATCAGTACTGTTAAAACGGATGTAACCAGCAGCAGGAGCTGCATCCCGTTGAGCGGTAGAACCAGCCGGAAGAATAGCA